GTCTTATAAACTACATCATCTAATAAGATTTCCAAAGTTATTGAACCCTTATAAGTTATATAGAAGTCCCTAATAATGTTATCACTATAAGTACTTAAAGGAATATTCGGAGTAGTATACACATCCTCACCAATTCTGTTTAATATCATTGGATTACTATTAATCTTAATAACTTCCTTAAATTCTGAAGAGCTATAATAATGGGGTGAAGTACCTATAGTATCTCTATCGTAACTCTTAGTCTCTATCTTATATATTTTACCAGCCTCTGTATCATCACTACCGTCACTACACGAAGACTCAAATTGTATAGTTTTACAAGTACCTAAATCCAGGGTATTAATAACTGTGTAAGAAGAAACACCTGAGTCTATACTAAAAGACTTTATAGGGTCACCATCATAATATATAGCTAATGCACAAGAGCCTGTACTATATACCCTAATCTCTTCTATAATGTTATCACTTAAGATATTAAGAGGTATATTTGGAGTCTTTCCATTCTCTTCAATTACATTATTGCCATTAACTATGTAAGACTCTGGGAATAGAGTAGTAGTCATAAACTCAGGGTTATCAAATATTTGGTATTTATTATAAGTATCAAAATTTATACCATATAAGGTACCTGTACCTTCAACCTTAAAATTCAGGAACATCCCATATCTATTATCTGGTATTATCTCTTCTAGTGTTCTAACCCAAGTATGCTCAACAACCTTAACTATATTATTGTCTATGTAAATAGTAATAGTTAAATCTCCTTCTGCATCTACCTTTATATTATCAAACATCTTATGGTTAGCTATATCTGAGTTGTGCAAATCTGGGCTCTTATAAGTCAAATTTTTATGTGTGTTAGCTGTTCCTATAGTAACTAAGTTACCTCCTGTAGTACCATATAGAACATCCTTATAAACATATAAACCTTTATATACTGTATCCATATAACTAAATTTTAAATCTCTCCTAAAATCAGCTAGTATAGTTTTATCTTCCATCGCTAAATAGTATATATTATCATACACCGCTGCTTGATTAACAGACCCAGTAAATTTACCTAGCTTATCCAAACTAACTAGTTTAGCTACATCTCCATTAGATATACATATACCGTCATTAGATAACCATACTAATTCTTTATTAACATTAACGATAGACCTTTGGTCAGCACAACCCTGAGTACCATCGAGTAAATATAGAGATAATCCTTTAGGGTCCATACCTGTTATTATATATGTTTTATCAGAAGTAAAAGCTAATAATCCTTGAGAGGTTGAACCTAGACCAGTAATAGTGTCTTTTACATCAATAAAGTTATAAGGGCCCCAGTTCCCTAACCTTCCTATATCTGTATACTGAACCTTAGAGCCAACTACACTAAATAGCATTGAATTATGTTCCGTTAAATATTTAGCATTAACCAAACCTTTACCAGACCCCTCAGTATATAATATAATATTACCGGCTGCCTGCAAATCAGTTACATTATCTGTATATGTATCAGACTCACCCCCATCAGTATCATTCTCAAACTCTTTAACTAATGTATAATCAGTTAAATTCTGACCTATTCTATACAGCCTAACGTGGGTAACCCTAGAATTATCGGTATTATAGTATTTTAAATCTACATAGTATTGGTCTTTATCTCTAGAAGCTGCAGATATAGTATCAATAATACAAGGTGGAGACTCAGTACCAGTATTCTCATCATACCAAGTATAAGCATAGTTAACTTCTCCGCTAAATATATAAGGGTCAAAATCTGTAGTATTATCATTAGGATAATATATAGTCCAAGACCAGCCTGAAGGTGTAGATATACCTGCAGGTTCACTAGTTGTCTCAGAAGTCTGTAAATTAACAAATGAAGAACCCTCAGTAAATAGTACTCTACCCTTATAATTTATTTTGTCATAGTCTTTAGAGATATTTTCCCATTTATCCAATTCCTCATTATAGAAGATGTTATCACTGCAGCTATCATCAATTATAGTATCTTTTTTGAAGGCTTTGATAGTTCCATCAGTCAAGTCTACATTCTCAAGCTCTAAAGCTTCCGTTGCTTTTAATAGATGAGGGGCTGAACGAATATTCAGTCCTCCATCAAATAAGTTAATATTTGCCATTTATTTCCTTTCTGTATTTATTCCAATAATACCACCCAAAGATACTAACACCTATAAACATTATACTAGCTATAACAAAGCCTCCATTAGACTTAACACACCTAAATAAATTAATATCCGTAGATAATTTAGACTTACCTAAACCTAGCTTGTATCTCTTATCGTGGTCTTTACAACAGCCCTTCCAGGACTTACCAAACCACTCATCAAACCAGCAGGTACAAGCCTGACCTCTTTCACATATATTGAACATTTTATACCTTTACTCTATATATTTAGCATATTCTAAACCTAAGTGTCTAGCTTCTTCTAAGTTTTTTATAATCCCAAAATAGTGACCTATTTTAGCAACTCTACTGTCCATAACTTCCTTAGGGTTTCTTCTAGCTTCTATTAATACTGACTCTGGGGTCTTATTAATTAGAACCTTTCTCCACTTTCTTATACTTCCAGTATTATACACAATATCAGCAAGTATAAATCTCTTATAGTCTGGCATACTGTTATAGTCTAGTTTTAGTTCCTTAGCCCTTTCAGATGCTTTCTTCTCACACCATTTCCAAGTCTTGTTAAATAGTTTAACTGCCTCAGCTTCAGTTATCTGAGCCTCCTTATAAAATACTCTATCAAAATCCTCTTGTATATCTAGTTTATCCCATACTTTTCTGGCTCCTGAATTTTCCATATTAAAACCAATCCCCACTGTTCTTTTACCTGCAGGGCAATCATAAGACTTCAGCCTTAGCCCTTCTAATTTTATTATCAAATCCATAATATTCCTTTAAGCTTACTTCCTTCCCAAAGTAAGCTTTTTATTTATTAAGTCTTTCAACATACCTCTCATTCCATAAATAACTACAACCATACCTATAATAATATATCTATACCATTCAGGCATCTGTGAAATAACCTTAAAACCTGCTAGAGATATAACATCATACCCTGGGATAAATGCCATAATCATAGGAGCTAAAAATACTATAAGTATAAACTCATCCTTGTAACTTTTCTCCATATTTTTCATAGCTATAATATCTAAGTTATAGTCATTAGCCTGGCCTGACTTAGCCATCTGTATTCTAGCCTCACTAATAGCAATCTCCGCATTGGCCTTAGCCTCAATCATCTTCTTTTCAGACTCTAGTCTAACCTTTTTAAGCTCCTGTTTTCCTTTAAAGTAGTTAGATACCCCATTAACAACTCCACCTAACAAACTTCCTATTATAGTAGGCATACCTAATCCTTTCTTAATGCACTTAATACTTCGTGGAGCATATCATTGGTTCTCTCTTGATGAGACTCCATCTTAGTAAACTTTTCATCTATATGTTTTTCAAGCTGCTTATACATCTCTTTAGTAACAAATTCCTCTCTAACCTCTTTCATAGTGGGGGATTGAGTAATTTGTTGATTAAGTCTTGTAATCTCCTGAGCTGAATTATCTAGTTTTTTGGTAATGGCCTGTTCTACCCTACTTAAATGCTCAAGCTGAGGTTTGCTCTCATTCTTGAACTTTTGAAGATAGGATAAATCATCCTCAACCTTAATTCTAAACTCCTTAAACCTAATATCTTGTTCATCGTCTTTAGCTAGAGAGTCGGCTACCTTCTGCTTTAATACAGCAAAAGTGGCTATTACGCCAGCTCCTGCTATTAAAAGACTTATCATCCAATCTTCCATTCCACCTTATCCTTTAAATACGGGTATCTATTTTATTCCCACCGTTCCCAATAATCTTGGTTAGCTTATGTAAACTAGCCATTACTTATTTTCACAGTACCTGAGTCATTCCACAATGCCCCAGCTACTGCAGGGTCTGATGTAGGTATGTCAAATAGTCTTAGGTAAGTTCCATCGTGTCCCATAAATTGTTTAGTATTATTAATGAACCATACGGCTTCCGGCTGCATATCTACGACAAATGCCCCCCCTCTAAGGGCTACCCTTGCACCTAATGTTTGATTATTACCAAGAAGATTTATCTTTTGCTCATACTTACCTCCCATATTTATATCTCTCGCATAACCTATATCAAGAGAAGAATTATCCGCTTTTAAAAATTGGCCAGATATACAAGACAAAGTAGTATATTCAGAACCACTTGCTCCAGTAGTATCTATAACTAAATCACCTATCCTAAGTTTAGCCCTACTTTCTAATCCCGAGCTACCATTAATATGCACTTCTTGTTCATACATATTACCCAATTCTAATATACTACTATTAGTATTTATAGAGGTATATGACGAGTCTGCATCAGCATTAATTTCATCATTTAGTAAATTTGCAGAAGAGTTAAAGATATTGTTACCAATAGAAGCGGTAGAGTTGGTAAGTTTAATATACTCATAATGTTCGCCCGTACCTTCCATACTAGCTACATTACCATTAATGGTTGCCTCTGTTCCATTTACACCCATAAGTCTATCATATCCGCCCTTCATAGTATTATTACTTATAGTAGCTTTATTAGTCCTTATACCTATTGCTTGTTTTGTAGCAACACTAGGGTTATATGAACTGGACATCTCTATAAGGTTTCCACTAATATCCGCCAGCCCTCTGGCATTTATATTACCAGCTGATACCTGTATAGCATTATAAAAGCAATCTTTAACTATATTGTTAGTAACAGATACTTTTAACATTTTATTAGTATCTCCAGATGGCTCATAATCCACAAATGCTCCCGAACCTTCAGAGTAATTACCACTACACATACTATTATTACAGTTCCTAACAGTTATATCGTATCTTTGAGACTTATAAAAACTATTATTTGTAATATTTAAAGTATTTACTATATTACCAGTCCCAGTATATTCTCCTCCACTAATAGCATCATTCTTAGCATTAAAGAATGTACAGTTATTTATCGTTATATCTATATCGTTCGGAGTTGATATAGAGTCGAACCATATAAAATCACCGGGTGCAGAAGTTTCAACAACTGTAAAGTTAGTATCCTGGCTCTCAAATACTACATTTTCTACTTTAATAGAGCCTTTAAATTTAAACATAATCCCTAGAGTAGAGACATTGTTTGTAGTAAACCCGCCATTCAGTATTTCTACATCTTCATTAGTAACCTCAATAGTTGAGCCTATGTAATATATATCATTGTTACCCAAATCTACATATTTAAAAGAGTTAAGTACATTAGATATTATGGCTGAGTCATCAGTTACATAATCACCTTTTGCTCCAAACCACTTGGGATTAACAGCACCTTCATATTGTCTATGCCAACCCTTAAATATAGTACCTCCATCATCTACTCCAGTACCCTTGTAGTGAAATATCCCTCCTCTATTTTCATCTTGAACAATTACTGTTTTTGTATTTCCTAGTTCATCTATAACCAATGCTTCTAAATCTGCGATAGTAGCTAAAACAATAGCTCCCTTCATCTCTGAAGGATTTATCCTCTTAATTGTCTTTATTCCAGTACTTCTTTGTTGACTTACTGTACCTATACCAGTTATGATATCTTCTGTACCAGCTAATTGCTTGGTAATTATCTTAGTTTCAGCCATTAAAAAGCTCCTCTATAATTAAATTCATATTGTTTATTACTATTTCTAGTAAAGTCCATAATATCATCTTTGATAGCTTCTTTTAACTCTCTATCATAGAATGCTAATTCCTCATTACCTATTACTCTATTCTGAGTATCCATATCGTCCCTTAAGGCTTTACCCGTTACATAGTACTTGATTGCTGCGTCAAAGCTATCATCTATCTCAAGTATATCTGTTAATGAAGTGATAACATTAGGTTTCTTTAAATAGTATACTGTTAAGTACGGCGATATTAGTTGAATACCAACTGTAACCCCATAATTATCTTCATAAAACTTCTCTGTACTTTTATCCTCTGATAAACTAACTAGTATACCATAATCACTGTTTTGGTATACTCCATCAATAGAAACGACTATACCATAATCAGTACTATCAAAAGGGGTAACTATTAATTCATTTGCTATACAAGACGAAGCTATTCCATAATCACTATCAAAAGCGACACACTCACAGTCAGTAGCTATAGCATTTGTTATAATACCGAAATCTTCTTCTATAAATTCCCTTGTTTCCCAGTAACCTGGGTGGATGAATTTATAAATTGAACCCTCTAAATCAGGTATAGGATAAAGCTTAAATTTTCTCCTATTCTGTTTATCATATACTACAGATTGTGGAGTACCAGTATCACTCTCCCAGTCATTTAGTCGTCTGTCCAATTCTAAGTGAGAAACGAAAGGTATAACCCTTCCATCATATAGAACTCTGTCTAAAAGTAATAAATCGTCTGGTAGATTATACTCAACCTTATTATTAAAGATACTAATTTCGGTCTTGGCCCTTAACAGTTTAGCCTTTCTACATATATCCTTTTGAGCCTCATCTACTAAGCGTATTAAACGTTCATCAGACCATCTGTCTCCAGTTGGGTCGGCTAGTGTATCTCTAACTCTAAGTATAATATCTGAAATTCTACTCATTATTTATCCTTAAATAAAAAGAGGGTTGGTCGTATACCAACCCTCTTATAGCTCTCATATTGATTAATCAGTATAAGTACCGTTAGTCAATTCTGTTTCAATATACTCGACCATAATCTTAATACGACCAGCATCATCTGGAGCATCATCTCCAGCAACCACAGTTACAGTACCCCCAGTAGGGAAGTAACCCATAGATTGTGAACCTCCTTGAACTCCACTAAGACCAACTTTTACCTCATCACCAATAACAAGTGAACCCACTTTAATATCCACTGTATCAGTATCAGTACCAGAAGGTGTAAGTACAATAGCATACGCTCTAGTTATAAGAGCAGCCTCAGGAAGAGTAAACAGTGTTTCATTCATTGTATCAGAAGTTGCAATAACTCCTGATGCAAATACACTGATTTCTTTCTTTTGGTTATTTTTATCTTCAAATCTTAAATCAGCCATATTCTATCCTTATAGTGTTACATCTACGAATATTGTTCCGTAGTTATATCCAGAAGCTTGACCATCTTTATAGTCAGCATTTTCTGCAGTTAATTGTGTTGATTTAGCAGCACACCAAGTTTCTAGACAAGACTCAGAGAATTTATCAAAATCTGTACCTTCATATTTATAATCTGGCATCATACCGTTAGCTTTTTGGAATGCTCCAGCACCTAATACAACACCTCTTGAAACAGTGGCAGTACCATCAAAGTTTTCAGTTCCAGTCCAATTACCATTATCATCTTTTTGTCTTAAACCAGCAATTTCTACACCTGTATTTTCATACTCATAGTAACCATTAGTTAAGATATCTCCTTCAGTATCACCAAAGAATGTAGCACCTTCAACTATTAAGAAAGAACCTATTTTACCTAATACTCCTGAAATAAGTCTGTTGTCATTACCTCTAACATCAGCTTCTCTTAATGCTGTACCAGCACCTGCAGTATTTAAGAATGCATTTTTCATATTAACATCAATAACAAATAACCATACAGGTTCTCCATTTGCTAATTTAAAAGGCTTAAGTGGCATTCTTCTACCAGAAGCTAGGGGAGATACATCAAAACCTGTACCTGTTTTAGCAGCAGCCTCAATTTTACTAAGTGCACCTAAGTCAAACTCATCAGCATTAAAATTTAATCCGAATTCAGCACCTTGTTGAGCTAAATCAAAATAAGCTTGGTCTTCAGAACGAACCCATAAATCACCTAACATACTTCTTGAGTCTCCGTGTGAATTAATTGATAAATCACCTATCTCAACACCATCAAAAGCTGTACCATTATCTACAACATATCTATAATCACTTACAGTTAAGCTATCAGAGAATTTCTTTTTCTGTTCACCAGTACCTTTTGCAGTCTTATTACCTTTAACCGGTTTACCACTTAAGTTACCTTTGAAATCAAAAGTTACTGTATGTCCTGTTCCTGCACTAATATCATTCTTAGACATAATAATTGAGTCAAATGTCTTCCCTTTATAAGGTGCCCAAAAACTTTGTCCTGCTTTTTGTATAAGCCCTTCACTCATCCACGCTTTTCTAATTAGCGGAGACCCAATATCTACTTTACCTGTACCATTAGCCATAAAAATCCTTTATTTATGTAACTAATATAGTTAGAAAACTATATTAGCATAATCCTTAACGATATCTCTCTTCACCGAACCATCAGTAGCAGTATCGCCACCACCAACATTTTTCAGATTGGGTTGGTTCAATGTAGAGTTTCCATCACCTATAACTTTACCCTGGTTCAAATAGTCTGCTACATCATCAAGATATTGCTCAAAACTAATCTCACCCATCTCAAGTCTATTAGTAATTCTAGGAGGAACATCATACTTAATTACTTCATCTGTAATAGTTAAGTTAGGATGGCTCGCTTGAAATTCCTTAAGGACTCGAGTTCTATTTTCTAATTCTACTTGTTGTCTGGCAATTCTTTCAGCTTCGGTAAGAGTTTCTCTATGTTTATTTTGTGCCTCTTTTTCCAGCGTATTAAGTTTTACCCTCCAAGCTTCAGGATTAGAAAATTTTAAATCTTCTAGTTCTGCCTTAGTAGACTCATCTAATTCAACCTTAGGAGTTGTTAGCTTCTCTAGGACCTCTAGTTTAGCCTTCGCCGCCTTGAGCTCTTGTTGAGATTTAGTATAAGCCCCCTGAGTGTCTTTATATCTCTTCTCATAATCAACTTGTGGTTGTTTATCATTGGTAGATACATCAGAACCGTTAGGTCTTGAGGTATCATCTGCAATTTGTTGCTCTGGATTACCCATAATTTGTCCTTTAAATTTAATTTACTCTATTATAACATTTCTAATATTAAACTAACATTAAATATCAAATCCTTTATTAAGTAAATATGTTGATGTTTCAGGTCTAATAGATGTTACATAAATCTCAGTTATGGCTTTATTTTTAATACCCATAGCCATATATCTAAGCATATCTGCTGTATGTGAGTGCTCATCGTGTACTGGAGTGTCCAAATATACATCAAATTTAGCATCATATTTCTTTCTGTAGTTTTGTATAGCACTAATAATAACTCTACAATCATTATGTATAGTCACACTCTTCAAGAATTGTCGGGTTGCCTCTATACCGTCCATAACTCTATGTTTAGTAACTAATACAGGTTTAAATCCTAACTCTTTAAGTGCAACCCATCTTGTCTTATCAGCTATAAGTTCTCTTACCTTACTATCGTGGGGTACATATGTGGTTCCGTGTACCCAGCCAAACTTTTTATTTAACGCATCAAAGATATCCCTATAGTGTTGTAGTCCGTGCCCACTATTCATATACTCCCCTATGATTTTGACACTCTTATCTGGGAACACTTGGAAGAAACCTATAGCGAATGTATCGTTCATACCAAGGTCAAATGCACTATGAACTAATAGATTAGGGTCATATATGTTATCAGTAGCTATGGTTAGCCCTTCATACTCGTGTCTATAATAGGTACCTTCTATACTCTGCTCAAATGCTTCTTCTGCAGTTGTTGGGTACTCTTGTTTCATATCTTCCCCAAGTTCTTCTACCTTACTAACATACCACCATTTCTGCCCATCATTAAGTTTAATCTTGAGATGCTTCTCAACCTTATCAAAATATTTATCATGCTCTTCTGATATATCAACTTCATCACTAAGGTTACAATCGGGATCTTCTACCCAACTAAGGAATATAGCCTGGTAATCAAAAGGCCCAAGATCTTTCTTAAGTTTCTCGTTTTCAGTCGCCTTCTTCCACATCTCATAAAACAGCCCAGTTTTACCTTCAGCGGTAGACTCTATCGTAATCTTATTATTTTTACCTACCGCCTGAAATGCACCTGTCTTAAGTTCCTTAGCTTTCTCTGGGAATTTCTTAGCTATTTTTCCAAGTTCTGATACGTGTAAACCCTGTAGTGTATCACCCCTAAAGTTACCTATTTTAAGTATACTACCGTTGGAGAACGTCATACCTTTCTGGTTATTACTAATTAGTTTTAAACCTAACAGTTCTTTAATATCAGCATCAAGTTCTTCCCACATCAGTAGTGCCCTCTTAGCAAGTTTATCTGCCTCATCCTGCCCATATGACTGTATTCCCGCCTGGAAACCGGGAGTAAAGAAACAACTATCTAAATAATAAGCTAGGTATAATGTAGATATCCCTTGCTGTCTACTTTTCAGGATTATCTTCTTACTATGTTTAAACTTAGTTAGTATCTTTTTCTGCGAAGTATTCAGCTTCATTATCTGTTTTACCGCATCCTTATCTCTTATAGTATAGAGATTATCTAATCTCCACAACTTACTACCTAGTTTAGTATCTATGAACTCCCGCTGTTCTTCAGTAAGGTTCAATTCCCTCTCATTATAACTCTTCTCAAGTTTCTTTCTAGCTCTTATATCCTGGGGAGTCTCAGGTACGATATCGTGTGGCTGTAATTCTGTATCTCTAGCAGTCATCTCTAAACCTTTCAGTCAAGTTCTGAACTAATATATTAACCGTAGTACCCTGCCCTTTACCCTCTTTCAGCAGTTCACCCGCCTCTAGGTCCTTAAGCACTCCTACCATATCCTTAAACTCTTTAGTAGTAACCTCGTCTGTATTATAATTCTCGAAGAACTGTTTAGTGCTATCAAGTGCCAACTCCTTAGTTTCCTGTATTGTATCTAACATAGTCTTTGGTTCACCTGAAACTATAATATCCTTATTACCTTTGCTGTGCGCGGGTTTACCTATTGTGTTAGGCCTCTTCTCTATGCATATGGGATTTGCAAGTACTACAGTTGCCCGCTTTTCCCATTTCTCAGTACTTCCTAGTTGTTCTTTAGTAATATTATATTTTCTGCATAATTCTTCTATAGTTATATTAGAAGTTTCGAATTCGACCTTATAGGCTCGTTTTGTTATTGGGTTCATTATGTTCGCCATAGTGGGAGTCCTTTGTACTTATTTATTAACCTCTCACTGCTTTAGCAGTAAGTAATTGTTATTGCATTATATCAGAAGAAAGATTAAAGTTGGTTTAAATGTTTTGCTTTATATTAATATTCATCCGATTGCGTAAACGCAATTTATAACTTATAAATTACTTTGAATTCGAGGACTGCTTCGATGGTTATAATCACTTCGAAGATTGGCTATGGGGGGGGGGTAACTATGGTAAAATACCTTCAGTACTAGCCTTCAAATAACTATAATCTAGACAAATAATTATTATAACTAAATATAATATCTAATTTAATAAGATTTTAATATAAATTATGTTATATCGCGGGCGCCTGTACATTATAATGCTATCACCAACAACACTAAAATTCTTAATGCAGACAAATTTCGAAAGTTTTTGCTATTTTCTCTAAAATCTATTGACATTTAAAAATAAATCAGTTATAATTACACTATCAAAACAACAACTACATATTGTACTTGTTTGTTAAATTGGTATAACAATTTGTTCAAATATAAGGAGAACACAAATGGCAACTAGAACAAAAAAATTAAATAAATCAGCACAATGGAAACTAATAAATGATACAATTCACGCAGTGATAGACTCTACTGATTTGGTAGCTAAAACTAAAAAGGATAATTTATTACTGGAATTAATTGGGGCATTAGAATTTTTAAGACCAAAAACTGGGGGTTCTACAAATTCAACTAAAATAAATGATGAGGGATTAGTGTATTGTAATTATTTTGAAACATATTTAGAACCATCAGAATTTAACACTAAACTAAGTAAGCCAAATAAGACAACTGGAGAAAGAATTGAGGGTTATAAAGCTAATTGTAAAACTGCCGAAACAATACTTAGAAAAATTAAGGCCCTTAAAGCTAAGGTTACTAAACAAGTTACAGAGGCATTTAGAGCTAAATATTTAACTGAGGAAGAATTTGATACAATACTAAATAAGCTTGATGAGGTTACATCAACTAAATATGAGACTCTTGAAGATGTTCCTACAGCTGCTGATGTTGTTGGACTAACTGAGACAATGGTTAGTGAGACTTATGTAGTATATGATACTGATATGGATTTGACTATATTAAGAGGAACTGAAGCTGAGTGTCTTGACTTCTTAGAAGATAATGATAGTGACTATTATGAAGTACATACTGAAGCAGATGCTAATAAAATATATGGTACTAAATAAATAATTAATAAATGGTGGGATAACTAATGTTATTCTGCCTATTTTAGCGTTTGCCGTAGTGACAGAATTGTAAATATTATTTATGTTTGACTAATGTTAAATGTAGTGCCAGGCTGAGCTGCTATAAGAGAATTTAATCTATTACTAATGGTTTACTATTAACTAAGATGTTATCACTGCTTGTAGCTATGTTAAATGGCTTAATTTTGAGAATTTTATTAATACAGTAAATACAGTAAATACAAATATACAGTAAATACAGTAAATACAGTATAAATTTAATACCTCTCTTTTTACGCTGGTGAATATAAAATGCTGTCTGTATGTGTATATCTGTGGATAATAAAATTCTTGTTAAGCAATAACAGAACTAAGGTAATGCCGAAGCAATAACAGAACATCAATAAGCAATAACAGAACTAAGGTAATGCCGAAGCAATAACAGAACATTAATAAGCAATAACAGAACTAAGGTAATGCCGAAGCAATAACAGAACATCAATAAGCAATAACAGAACATCAATAAGCAGTGATAACATTTTACTATTTTATTAATTTTTCTATATTTAATAAATTAATCTATATTTAATAATAAATTGGATATAATATAAAAATTTCAATTAAAGGCAAATAAATGGAACTAACCAGAGACGAACTAGTAGAAGTATTAACGGAAGATAAAGTAAGCCTAAGCACTTATAATTTATCCAATAAGATATATATAAGATTATTCAATTCTAACGAAGAGGAAGCGCATATACCAGCACTATACCCGAGCACCAAAGAATATCGTAATAAACTAACTAAATACTCAAATGTAACCAAGAGAAGAGTAGACCAGATAAACGGAGTCCGGGCTAATAATAGGAAGATTGATCTATTAGTTAGTTCAAATGAGAGAAGAGAGATGGAAGACTTACCTAAACCAGCTTTACCTAAGTCTGCAGAGGAGTTATAAATATGAAGATTATACCACTGAGCACGCACATAACCAGAGACATAGAGTCTGGTAATAAGTTATATAACGGTAAGCTTGACCCTAAATATGAGCTATCTGAGCTATCTGATAAGAACACAGCTAAGTATCCTGATCTTACATTGGAAGAGGCAGCTAGGGAAATGGCGAACAACCCAGGATATGCGATAATGCCGATGGATAACTTGGTAATAATAGATATAGATGACGCTGAGCCATATAACGAGATAGTAGATATGTTGGGCCCTCCAGAAGATGAGTATACTTACATAGTTACATCTGATAAGGGATACGCACACTATGTATTTACTCCGACAGAGTACTTTAACAATAGTAAGCTTAGGCACACTAGTAGAAAGAAGGTGAGAAAGATAGATGTTCTGCAGGGTAAGTGTTTTACTTGGGGTTATGGGGCTATAAACGAGACTAAGCAGGCGCCCGAGGGTAAAGACATAACATACGCACAGCCGATACCCGATATATTAGTTGACTACCTGGTTGAAAGACTTGCTGTGAACTACCAGAAGAAGAGTTACTCAGATAGTAACTACAATCAGCTATATATAGGTAAGGAATTAATAGCTGCTATAGCATCTACGAGGGAATACCTCACCAATTATAAAGATCCAGATTTGGGTAGGGCCTGGGAGTTCTTTGGGAACATAGCACAGCATATAACTCCGAATAGGTATAAGGAAGATATGAGGCCAGATTTGTTCCCTGATAGTTTACCACATACAGTGGATGCTGCTGAGTTTATACAGTCTACAGTAGCTAAATTGTTAAGAGATAGAAGTATATCAGCAGATACTATAATAGACTTACTGGACTTAATATGTACTAGGTTCTGGAGCAAACCGATAACATATGAGCATATGATGAGCAAGCTTAGTAACTTAACAACACAGAGCTTTGCAGGAATAACATATAACTACGATGAGAACCTACTGAAGCATCCGATGGTTAGTATAAATGGCGGCGGCTTTGGTAAGATATATGTTGATGTAGAAGGTAACTACCACGTAGAGACACTGACATCACTGGTTAATCTTGGTAGGTTTAAGAGGTTTAGGCTTAACGTGCAGGCTAAAGGGAATAAGTATAATAATAAATTGGTTATAGATAAGAATGAGGAGTCACTGCTTAAGAACCTGGACCTGATAACAATAGTTGAGGACATAACGAAGCCGAAAGGGCTTAATGATATAGGGGGAGAGATTAAACTATATAATAGTTATAATAAGACCGTATTTCATAACATAATATTAGGTTTAGAGCCTGAGCCAGCTGCTACTGTTGATGAGTTTCCTACATTTATTAAACTAATGAGAAACTTGACATACGACCACACAGAGTACGCAGTAGATAGAAAGTTTGTGGTTAATAAGTCACTAATAATTGGGGATGAGGCTACTGAGCAAGATAAGATGATAGATAATTTCCTGTTTTTTCTTAGTCAGAAGATGAAGAAGATGATATATAGCCCTCTAATATTCCAGCTTAATGGTGTTGGGGGAATAGGTAAGGGAGTATTTGTAGATATACTAGCTGCACTATCAGGGGGTAAGTTTAAGTTTAATCTTGCTAAGAGTAATAAGCAGTTTAATGAGCTATCACTAAATAAAATGTGGGGACAACAGTCTGAGATACCGGTTACTGAAGAGAATAAAGAAGAACTTAAGGCTGTATCTGGAGATAAAGAGAAGGAGATAGAGGCTAAAGGTATATCATCTATTATAGTTCAGAATATTAGAACTGACTTCGTCGAAACTAATAATGATAAGATATTTGATGACCCTAGGAGATTTGTACTATGGCAGAGTTTTAAGGCTCCTGACTGGAATTATGATAAGACTATACACAATATAACATTAGAACTAAGAAGACTATGTGCTTATTTGAGAGATATAGACCCTAAAGAATATAATAGAAGTATACTTACTCATTCTAAATATTGGAATGGGAATCTATTAGAAGATACAAGAAGAGATAGAGAAGATAGTTTTGATTATGGGCACGATACTAAACTAGTTAGGTTATTAGGTAGACATAAAGAACTCACGGGTAGAGAGATTAATGATAAACTAATTGAGATACTTGGCAAAGACTACTGGCACGAACTCAAGAAGGAAACTAATCAGTTGTGGATTATATTATATACTCCTGGAGTTACAGATATGAGAGGGAATGAGTGTACACATACTATAACTGTGAGTATGATGAAGAAGAAAGGGATACAGACTCAAAGAATAACTAAGAGTAAGAACTATAATAAAGCAGTACATAGAGTTACTATGGAATTGACTAGAGATCAGGCTAAAGATTTTGAGAATATAGAAGATGATATAGCACTAATAGAAGAATAATTAATTTATTAAAATTTTAATAAAACTTTAATAATAATTTTGATATAATAGTTTATAAATAAATTAAATAAGGAGAATGAAAAATGGCAACTAGGAAAAAGTACGAGACAAAGATAAGATGTAACATTAACGACGAAATCTTAGGTGATATAGTATGGGTAGGTTCACAAGTTCAGAAAGATAATAATATGCTAGCAGAAGGTATAGTGGTTAAAGAGCATCCCACAGTTATGGTTAAGTTTGATGGACAAGAACCGGTAACTGTTAATAGAGATAGTATCTGGATAAGAAACCCACAAGGAAGAAATGGGAGACCAGTAAGATGAGCTGCCCATACCTAAACATCAAGGAGAGTATTATAACTGAGCTAAATAAGCACAGGGAAGTACAGAAAGAGCTTATGGCTAGAAGAGATATGTTGAAGCAGTGGGCTGATATAACTTCTAAAGATTATGACGATGTGATTAATAGATTAAAAGAAACTTCTGACTTTATTCAGACACTTAAGGAGCAACTGTAATGAAAACTTATGACAAAGATAAACTGGTACTAGAGTATTTAACAATAATACAAGCACAAGATAAAGAAATCAAAGAATTGAGGGCTAAGGTTAGTAAACTTAAGAGGGACTCTACTGTTTATAAAGGAGCTGCAATAAGATGGAAAGAAGCCTATAAAGAACTAAATAAGGTATCTACCAACTCTAATAAGATTATATGTGGGTTAGTTGATAAACAATCTGTAGAGATCGAAAAGATTATTAAAGCTTATAAGGAGAATATGTAATGGCATATATAAATATACATAATATAGCAGATATCAAGGTTAAGCAGACAGTTGAACACGATACAGAGAATAACTTAGGGACTTATGATGTTATAACCATTATACTTACAGACCCTCAGGGAAATAGAGAAAATATAACAGTATTTGGGAATAATAAAGTATCCTTACCAGGAATAGTACTTAAGGAGGACACAGAAGATGGAACAGTGTGCTAATACTGCAGCTCTTAATAGGTATATGGAGCAACAAGAAAGAGAAGAGTCAGAATATGAGCAACTATTAAATATGCTCAGGGACTCAGAACCAGGAGAGTACGAGGATATAATAGACTCATTTGGTTATGGTAGTACAGACTTAGTAGATATAATAAAGGATATATAATGAAGTATTTACTAGCTTTATTTATCTTTATACAAGAAATTCAATGGCCTACACCGCTCAAGAGAAGTAAACACTGTAGGGGAAAGGGTAGACGATATGATTAATAATATAATAGTTACCATTCCAGCTAATAAGACTTATCCAAAGCTTATCGAATGGACCTATAGGGGTAAAAAGAATTCTGTTGAAACTTATGGTTATGATACATATAAAGATTTACTAGATAAGTTAGTAAAAGCTCAGATATCTAGGGAACCTAAAGCAATAAAACAAATCAAATATATCAGGAGTAAACGATGATAACTAAATTCCTAAAACAAAATGATGAGCTAGAGGCCTTCCTTACAGGTCCAGCAGGTTCAGGTAAAACAACACATCTGAAAGGGATTGTTGAGCAGTTAAACTTTCAAGGTGTGGTTTATAAAGTTGTGGCATATACCCATAAAGCTAAAGATGTGCTTATTGAGAAGTTACCAGAAGATACAGATATAACTACTCTACACAGTTGGTTAAAGAAAAGACCTGGGATTAATAGTAAAGCAACTCATTTAAAAGCTTTGATGACCTCTAACCAACACGGAAAGCCAGAACACCTAGAACTATTAATAGTTGATGAGTTTAGCTTTGTAGGTGAGAAAGATTATATGTCTATTGGAGACTTACAAGATGAGCTAATGTTAACTAGTTATACCTGTAATATGTGCAATAATGATCTAGATGATGGGGAAATATGTGATATATGTGGGTCTAAAGATATTATAGTAAATAGGATTAAGCCACTTAAGGTTCTGTATGTAGGGGACCTCAATCAGTTAAGTCCAGTAGATGGCCCTGCTGCCGTAAATCCCCACGAACCATTCTGGGAGAAGTTAACTACTATTCACAGAACTACTTCTGATATATCTAAACCATTAAAACTATTAGTTGATATGATAGATCAGAAGATACCTATGAAGTATTTAGATGCGACTGATAACTTCTTAAGAAGACAAGATATAGATAAATTATATAAAGAAGATAATGGTGAGAAGATTATGTTAGCCTTCACAAATGAAGCAGTTCAGAGACATAATATAGCTATACAAGGTTATAAAGAACCAAAGCCTGGAGACATTATAAATGTATCAACTTTAAAATTAAAACTGATTTTAAAGCAAGTATATTTTGAATATATGGGAGCATTACAGACTATTAATGGTATTATATCAACTGAAACAAAATATCTGCCAGTGCAATATATGAATGAATTAAAATATATAAAATTTTATGAGTTCACTAATGGTATGACTATAGCTGGTATATTCGGTAGCTATGAGAATAAAATCATAAGGGCTAAGTTGGGTAAAAAACTAGTTAATGCTAATAAAGGTAACAAAGATAGTAGAAAGTTCTACAGAGAATATAAGACTATAAACGACTATGTTGCTATTATGGACTTCGACCACTGTATGACTATTCATAAGTCTCAAGGTTCAGAATATGATAATGTTTACGTTGATAGTGTTGATTTATCTAAGTGTTTCGACAAACAAGAAATGCTTAAGTTATTATATGTAGCTATGTCTCGTGCAAAAAACAAAATTTTTCTAAATAATTGAAAATTTAATAAAACTTTAATAATTAAATTGGTATAATGTTACTACAAAAACAAATAAATGTTGTTTGTTTACTTGTTACCTCTAGCGGTGGAGGATAAACTATCTAATTAAATTCGGGTATGCTACCCACTTAAAAGGATATAAAATGGCAAAAGTTACAATGAAAGAAAGAAAAGAGAATCTTGCAAAGATTTTAAATGGTGCTATTGAAGCAGGAGCAATTACTGCTGAGCTTGCAAATGAGATTACAGGTGTATTTGGTTCTACTGCAGCTTCTACTAAAGTTAATGAAGAAGGTCTTGTTTACTGTACTTACTTTGGAGAGTACTTACCTGCTGAAGATTTCCACACATCTGCTAAAGGTAAAATTGATAGTATGTCACTTGCAGGTAAGAAATTACATAGAACTCAAAAATCTATGGTTAATAAAGCAACTAATGAAGTACTTAAGCAATACAGAGCTAAAGAGATTGATGCTGCTGAAATGGAAGAGTTACTTAACACTATTGACTCTAATGCAAATCATAAATTCCCAATCGGTACTGAGTCTATCTCAACTGATTACCCATTCTCAGTATAATTTGAGTTTAAGGCCTTAATTTAGGCCTTAATAGCCTAATGTGAGTGATATAGAGTAAAGAAAGAATTATAGTTGCCGCTAGATTTTCTCCTTAACTATATGTATGCAATTCTATATCATTCTCATTAGTCTATTAAAAGGTTAATAGACATTATGACTCTGCAAACAGCAGCTAAAACATTCTAGAACAAACTAGAACAAGTAAAACAAGGAAAACACTATGGCAAAAGGTCTTAAAGTTAAAACAAAAGTAGGTCCACTTAAATATGTATTTATTACAGGTGAGGGTAGAAACAACGCGATGAAAGGTGAAGAACCAAGAATGCAATATGTTGCTAGTCTATGCGTACCAAAAGATGGAGAAGTTCACAAAGCTTTTAGTAAATTAGTTTATGAAGAGTGGGAGAACTATAAAAAACAATATGGGGTTAAAGGTAAACCTGCACTAAATAAGAATGGTGAACCTATGGACGGTATGAAGATTGAGAAACAAAAAGATCCTAAAGGTGAAATTGACCCTCAAACTGAGGAAGTTAAAATGATACCTACGGGTAATATTCTTATTACTTTTAAGACTAATACTAAATGGCCTGACGGTAACCCTCAGGTAGTAAAAGTATTTGATGGTAAAGGTAAAGATATAACTCAAGCAGTTCACAATGCTGACTGGGCTATAGGTGAAGGTTCAACTGGTATTATTCACGGTACTGCCGTTGGTAACAACACTGGAGGTTCACATAAAGTTACTTTATACTTATCTGCTGTGCAAATTGCTAAATTAGTTAAATATGAAGGTAATGATATAGATGCTGAAGATATAGGTGGAGAAGACATCGATTTAGGTGACTCTGTTGCTGGTATAGATGCTGAAGACTCAGAAACACCTGATATTTAACTGATAAAAGAGAGGCTTAATTGTCTCTCTTTTATTTAACATTTAATTAAAATTGCGTGGAGGCACTAAATGAATTATAAAGTAATAACTACCGTAGATGAACTACCAAAATTTAACCCAGAGTTACCAGTATTCTGTGATATAGAAAGTGATGGCTTATATATTAACACAAGACTTATACAATACTATCAACCAGAAACTTCTGAAGATGTCTATATATTAGATGTAGATTACTTTGGAGAACATACTACTTCAAAGAACACAACAAATAGTTTATTCAAACATTTAAAGAGAGAAAGAATTATTAAAGTAACTAGAAAACAAGTTGCTGAGATACATAAAGACCTATGGTTAGTATGGTGGAACGGCTCTTATGACCAAGGTACCCTTAGATTTGGTAGTAGAAAGGTAGATGACTTGTGGTATATGGCTAAGATTGGATTACCTAAATTAGATGCGTTTAATCTTGATATAGTTACAGACCATCTTTTCCCTGGTAAGAATTTCTATAAAGGTTTAGATAAGAAAGCATTACAAAAAGCCAGATTTAAGCCAGGACCTTTGTCAGAAGATCAGTTAAAGTATTCAGCTACAGATGTATATGTTATGAAGTTCTTATGGGATAAACTATACCCTAAGATTGGAAGTAACAGGGCTTATCAGGTAGATGCACTTAACTTAGGTTATACTGTAGAATGGCAACAATGTGGATTAAAGGTTAATGAAGCTATAAGAGCTGAAGAAGAAACCAAGTATAGACAAATGTTAGAAGAGATAACAGCTAAGTTTCCAGTAGATGTGAATGTTAATAGTTATCAACAAGTAAGAGCTTTATTATGGGCTTATGATACTAATCAAAACATAGCTACTAATTATGACTGGGAACAAGTTAAAGCTACACATAAGGCTAATCCAGTGATTACCGAGAGTGATGAAACAGCACTACTTAGAAGGTCTGCTGATGGTTGTCCTTATTCTCAATTAATATTAGATAAGAGGGGTATACTTAAAACTATAAATTTCTTAGAGACTTATAAACAAGATAAAGTATATGGTCATTTTAATCCTTATGGTACTAGATCTGGTAGATGGGCCTGCAAAGGTGGAGATAGAGAAGGTGCTGTTAATATGCAACAACTACCTAGAAAGCTTAAACATATATTTGGCTTTACTGAAGATGATAATCGTATCTTTGTTGGTGGGGATTTACCTACAGCTGAGCTAAGATTAATTGCTGCAGTATATGGAGAACAAACTATGGCTGATGCTTTTGCTAACAAGGTAGATTTACATAAGCTAACAGCTTCAAGAACTACAGGTAAAGACCTAGATGATATTACATCAGATGAGAGAAAGAAAGCTAAGGCTGAGAACTTTGGTCTATGTTATGGTATGGGGGCAGAAACATTCCAGTCTTATGCTTTTAAGAACTATGGTATTGTTATGAGTTTGGAAGAAGCACAAGAAAGAAGAAACAACTGGATGAAGGCATATTCTGACCAGTTTAGAACTATTGAAAGGATTAAGAAAGAGTTCTTTGCAGATAAGGGTAACTATGTTGTCAAGACATTACTAAATAGATGGGTTAAACCTGATATGTATACTGATGCTGTTAATATACCTATTCAAGGAGGTATTGCTGAAGTTGCTAAATTATGGATACATTACGTAGTTAAGTTTAACCAAGAAGACAAGAATTTGCCTTTCAGAGTTGCTAACTTTGTTCACGATAGTTTATCAATAGAAACTACTGAAGAGTATGCAGACTACTGGCAAGATATAATAGTTAGGGGCTGTGAAAAAGCCTGGCAGTATTATATGAGTTTACCGGGTATTAAGATACCAACAGTTGATATGCCGGTGGAAGTAGGTATATCCAAAGCCTATCAAGGAGTAAGTTAATGGTAAGTAGATCAAGTATGATGACAATGGTAGCAGGAGTTGCTGCAATGTCACTAAATGCAGAAACATATAATCAAGGTTGGGCTAATAATGGTTCAATAAATAAGAAAACTAAATTGGCTAAAGCGAAGAAAAAGAAGTTAAAACAAGTAAAAGCAAGTAGAAGGAGAAATAGATGAGGTATGGAGAAATTAAGAAGCTTGCTAATGAAGCACCAAGTAACCAGTCAGAAGTAAAAGGAGTAAGTTAATGGAAATAGAACCAATAGAAAGTGAAGAAGATATGATTATAATAGATATAGATGCGGCGGGTAATGAACTACCATCAAAACACGATAAGATAATTATAGTCGATGCTGATACTATAGCTTTTGCTGCCTGTTCAGTTAAAGAGTATGAGGTAGAAGTTCTTGGTGAAGAATTTCATACTCCTGAAGAAATGGCTGAGCTAAGAAGTAAGAAGAGTTGGAATGAAGAAACTTTTACTTATAGGGATATAGATATTAATGAGTCTATACTTCACGCTAAAGGTAAGATGGACTTAATTCTTGATAGGATTGGAGGTAAGATTGAGAATACAGAATTACACTTCACATCGGGTAGAAACTTCAGATACGATTTACTTGAAGATATGTTCCCAGATAAACCAGAGATGTGGTATAAGGCTAATAGGGGTAAGAGAAAACCTGCACCTGTAGGATTAGCAGAAACTAAAGATGGTTTGAAAGCCCACTTTAAAAGTATGTATCATACTAAAGTAGAGGCTGATGATTATGTAGTTATGAGAAAGAAACAACTAAGGGAAAATGGTATATTAGTCATAGTTGATAAAGATATATATAATAACTGCCAAGACTATGGGCAACCCCACTGGAATTATTATGAAGCTCCTTGGTTAAAGAACCCTATTAAAATGAGATGGGTTGATAGATCACCAGAAGAAGCTATGTATAATCAATACTTACAGGCTATTACAGGGGATAAGTCTGATAACATACCTGGACTTAAAGGAATAGGCCCTAAGAAAGCTGCTAAATATTTAGATGAGGGTATGACTGAACTTGAACTATGGAGAGGTTTAGAAACAGCTTATCTACAGCACTGTAAATATGTACCAGAGGGTAAGACTCCAACTGATATGGCTGTCTTAAATATGAGATTGGTGAATATGCACCAACTACAAGAAGATGGTGAGATAATACTATGGCAACCAAAGACTAGTAAAAATTAAAAGCAATGAGAGAAGGAAATGAGTAATGAGTGATATAATGGGAAATAATGAAGGTAATGTAGCAGATACATTAAAGCAAAGAGGTTCTATATATGGTAGTTATGGTAAAGTGTGTTCTTCTAGAGTAGAAATTATGAATGTACTTAAACAACATCACTTTATAGTTAACAATGAGCAAATGAGTGAAGAAACAGCTATGGGGTTTAGTGATCTAGTTCTAAAACTAGTTAGGGCTGCAGGTAAACCTTCTTATGTAGATAGTTTTCACGACCTTGCAGGCTATGCTACATTAATGGAGAAACAAGCTATTGAAGAAGCAAAAGAAATGCAAGACTCTCCAACTAAGGATTAACTAATGTTAAATATAATGAAGAAGCTCAGAGATGAGTTAATTACTAATGGCTCTATAATAAGAACAAATAGCTGGCAAGGTACTAAACAACCTCCAGCTATGGTAGAGATATTACACGTATCAGAAAAGATACAGATGCAACAGAGTGCAAACGATGCAAGTGATGCTGTTAATGCAAAGCAACCTTGGGCTAATGTTCACTTTCTTGAAAGGGTTGGGGGAGTTCCTATAAACCCCGACCCATCTCATAAGATGTGGGCTAGAACTACAGATGATTACCTTAGTGATGGTAAATGTTTCAGTCATACATATTCTGAAAGATTATGGAGCAAAGATTTACATACAGGTATTAGATACAATATAGCTGATTTGAATACCTTAGTTGAAGTATTAAAGAAAGAACCAGATACTAGACAAGCTTATCTACCTATGTTCTTCCCAGAAGATTTAACAGCTTCTTTACAAGGAGAAAGAGTACCTTGTTCATTGGGTTGGCAGTTCATTATAAGAAACAATAAACTAGATATATTCTATCCTATGAGAAGCTGCGATGCTATGAGACATTTACATAATGACTTATACTTTGCTAATAGATTAGGTTTATGGGTTGTTAATAAAGCTGGACTAGATGTTGAGATGGGTACACTACATTTCATTGCTACATCATTACATTGTTTTGAACAAGATGTAGCTATATATAAGAAAGGACTAATTAAATGAGAATATTAGGACTAGAAGCTAATGTAGGAAGTATGTTATATCCTTTCCAAGAAGCTGGACACACTATTGTAGGTAACTATGATAGTAGAGGATTAATTAATGAGGAGAACTTTGGGATTAACTTCCCAGAGTCTACTCTGTATGATGATTTAAAATATCTAGAAGATTTAAAAGGTATAGATATTATAGTATCTCAGCCTAGTTGTAGTAAATTCTCACAATTATCTAGAAAGTCTGCTGAAGACTATGATGCTGATGAATGTGTTAACCTAACCTACTATATAGATAAGATAAGACCTAAACATTTTATCATAGAGTCTAAGCTAGATTATATTTATGAAGTACCTAAGGTAGAGGGTTATAATTATCAATTAGAATGGGTTAGTAACTATCACTATGGTAATACTCAGAAAGGTAGAAATAGATTATGGGTAATAGCTACAAGAGAAGATATAGATTGGAAATTTGTACCAGGGGAGAAAATACACTCAAATACTGTAGAGTCTGTAATATCAGATTTACCTGATACTGATATACCTCAGATAGATCACTTACACGTTTATAAACCTTTCTTAAAGAATAGTATAACTAAAGAGTACCTATCATTAGATGAAGCTTTTGATATGTTGCAAAGGGATGGTAAGTTAAGTTATATAGCTGCTGATGGACAAACAAAACATAGAATAAATCGTAAGATAGCTAATAATATAACATCAACCACTATTACTGGAGGGGGTACTTGGTTCCACTGGAAAAAGAAATACCCCCTAACTCTAAGAGAAAAAGCAAGAATTCAAGGCTTCCCTGATGAGTTTAGTTTTAAGGGTTTAAGTAATACTAAGAAAGATAAAGCTGTAGGTAAGTCCATGCCTTTTGAGTTCACTAGATATTTAGTTAGTGCCTTAGAAAGACCAACATTATTAGGGCCTGGTACTAAGATGGTTCCAGAACCAGCAAAACTTAGTATTTTTAAAAGGAAATTTGTTAAATAAATGGCTTATTTTACTAAAAAATAAATCAGTCAATACATTTTACATATAAATAATTAAAATGCTGCTATGTCAAAATATATTATTATAGCACCCATTTTTAATTATTTGTTAATAGTTCAAACATTAAATAATAATCAAATAATACTAAAATTTTAATAAAACTTTAATAATAATTTTGATATAATACATCATCTTTAAATAAAGGAGGATAACTAAATGGATATGGTAGAAGTACCAAGTATCAAAAGTGGTATACTGACTGCTCTCAAAAATGATGATAATCTAACTAAGTATAAACTTGCTAAAGATTTAAATCTTTCGACTGCAACTCACGTAAACAATTTTATTACAGGTAAGACAAAGAAGACTAGGCCAGAAGTAATGAAATTACTTTTTGATAAGTACGGTATTCTTATAGAGGACTATAAGAATAGCTCAGAATATAAAAGAACACAAGAAAAACTAGAAGGAAATATAAATGTATAATTTACAAGAAGTAGAAAGTAAGATAGTTAATTGGTCATTAGATAGAGGGATATTAACTAATGGTAATGCAGTAACTCAATGTATGAAACTAATGAGTGAGATGGGAGAACTGGCTGACAACCTTATTAAAGGTAAAGATGTCAAAGATGATATAGGTGACTGTTTCGTTCTATTAACTAATATAGCTAGATTAAAAGGAACTACACTAGAAGAATGTGCCAATGTTGCTTATGAAGATATCAGAGACCGTAAGGGTTTCTTAAATGAACAAGGTAACTTTATTAAAGATACTACACCAGGTTATGATGAACTATATGCTGATTTCTTAGCAGGGGATAAGTAATGAATACTTTATATGTAGATGTAGAAACAACTGGACTTATTAAGTATGTTCACGGTATTATAACATTAGCTTATATTATAGAAGATACTAATGGGGTTGAACTAATAAGAGGTGAGATTGAAATGAACCCACTATCTTATAGTAAGAAGGTATCTGATAAAGCTTTAGAAGTAAATGGTTATACATTAGAACAAATCAAACAGTTACCAGATGCTAAAGAGGCTTGTTTAGAATTTATATCAGTACTAAACAAGTATATAGGTAACGATGATAAATATAAATTAGTTGCTTATAACGCAGATTTTGATACAGGCTTTATTCAAACTTGGATGGATAAGTTAGTTCCTTCTACTTACTGGAAACTAATTGATTATAAACATCTAGATCCTTTTGCTTTGATTAAGTACTTACAATATCTAGGTAAGATTGATACGGGTAAATCACAAAGCTTAGAAGCTGTTGCTAAATATTATGGGATAGAACACAATGCTCATAATGCTATGAGTGATATCGAAGTTACAAGAGAGATACATAATAAACTAATTAGGGAGTACTTATGATACCTCAATGTAAAGGAAAAGATTTAGGTAAGGTACCTAAGAGTAAACTTGAAGATTTATTCTATGCTTCTGTTAAATATGATGGTCATTATGTACAAATACATAAGAAAAATGGAACAGTTAGATTTTATACTAGTGGAGGTAAAGAGTTTTATATTGAACATATAGCTGATGAATTAGAAAACCTAAACCCTTTTGTAGATTTCATACTAGAAGCTGAGTATATATATAATACTGATGGTAAACTAGGGAATAGAGGTAAGGCTGCAAAATTAACCACATATAGAACAAACTTTGAGAAAGGTTTGGAAAGTGGAGCAATTCCAGGGAATGATATATTTAAAGTATTCGACTGTCCTTGGAGCAAAGACTTAAAGACTAATGAAGGACTAGAACCAGGTTGTAATACTTTTGAAGATAGACTATGGATTTTACAATCTTTGGACTTAGGTACTCATTGTGAGCCAGTAGATTTTAAAGGTCCATTGACTCTTAAAGAGTGTATTATGACTGCATATGTATTTGTAAAGCACGGATTTGAGGGATTATACCTTAAAACTCCTGACCACTTATATAACCTGGGTAAGAGAGTTAATAATGCTATTAAACTAAAACTTAGACCTACCGCTGATTTATTATGTATAGATACTACAGATGGTGAGGGTAAATACGAAGGTCTGATAGGTTCACTAGTTTTACAAGACAAGTCAGGTAGAATAGTTAAAGTGGGTGCGGGCTTATGTGATGTTGCCAGAAGGGATGAACCTGAAGATTATATAGGTAAAGTTATTGAGATAGAGTATGAGCAAATATTAGACACTTATATTCAACCTACTTATATAGGTATTAGGGCTGATAAGACTAAAGAGGAGATAGATTAATGGAAGCATTTATAGGAACAAAAAGAATTAATGCAAGGCCAATGAATAGGTTGGAATATAATAAGTTTAGAGGTTGGGAATTACCTGAAGATGAGAATGGCTCAGATGATGGTATGCTAGTTGAGTATGTAGATGGGGGTAAAGGTAATACTAAAGAGTTTGATGGTTATGTATCTTGGTCTCCATTAGATGTATTTAACAGAGCTTATACGCCAATTAAAGGTATGACTTTTGGAGAAGCTATTCAAGCAATGAAAGAAGGTCAAAAAGTTTGTAGAGCTGGTTGGAATGGTAAAGGTATGTTTATATTCTTAGTTCCGGGGAGTACATTTAAAGTTAACAGACTTCCATTATTAGGTATTTATGAAGAAGGTACTGAGATTACTTATCAACCACATATAGATATGAAAACTGCGGATGGTAGAGTTGTTCCTTGGCTGGCTAGCCAAAGTGATATGTTAGATACTGATTGGGAGGTATTATAAATGAAAGTAACATTAGAGGATTATAATAATAGAACTGAAGAGATGATAGCTACCTCGGCAGCTATTTGTTATAATAGTAAACCTAAGAACCTAGAGATGATTGAGAAAATGAAGGAGCACAAACATCTAGCTACTTTTAGATTTGGTTTTGCAGTTATCAAGATAGAGGATATATCTAGTATAACAGCGGTACAGACTCTGAGAACAAGTTTTGCAGATATGTTAGATAGTGACAGCCATCTATGGGAAAGTCAAAGATATGTTGATCAGTCTGATAGAGATTTTGTTGTTCCTCATTGTGAGTACTTAGATGAAAATAATAAAGATTTTGCTAGAACATTATTCAATTTTATGAATAATGAGTCAAGGAGTACATATAATAAATTAATAGATTTGGGGGTTAAGAAAGAAGATGCAAGATATGCTTTTACAAGAGCTATAACAACGGACTTATATATAGCTGGTAATATGCAAATGTGGTCACAATTTTTAAAACTAAGAACTGATAAACACGCACAGTGGGAAGTTAGAGCTATGGCTAATGAGATAGCTTTAGTATTATCTGAGAAGTTCCCAAGAATTATGGATGAGTTTACAAATGACAACTAAAGAGAAACAAAAACTTAGAAAGAAACGAAGAGCAAGACAAGGAGCACAAAATGAGAAATAGAGATAAGTATATGATGGATAAAGCTATACTAGCTTCTAAACAATCTTACTGTAAAAGAAACAAGGTTGGTGCTATCCTTGAAAGAGATGGAAGAACATTAGTAGACGGTTATAACGGTACTCTTGTTGGTGCTGAGAACCACTGTGAAGATGGAGATAATACTAAAGGTTGCGTTATGCACGCTGAGCAAAATATTATTACCTTTGCTGCTAAGCACGGTATATCAACTAATGGTTGTAATATGTTCGTAACAGTATCTCCTTGTGTAATGTGTGCTAAACTATTAGTTCAATCAGGCATTAAACAAGTAATATATAAAGAAGCATATAGAGATGATAGTGGTATTAAATTACTACAACAAAATAATATAATAGTTAAGGAGTATATAAATGATAAAAATAGATAATAGTAAATCTGTTAAGATGGATAACTTTTCTAGAAAGTTATTAGAGTCTCACTATACAAGACCTAATGAGACTATACAACAAGCTTTTGCTAGAGCAGCAACTTGTTATAACGGAGGAGATGAAGAATTTGGTCAAAGAATATATAACTATGTTAGTGATGGTTGGTTTATGTTTGCTAGCCCAGTACTATCTAATGCTATATTACCAGGTGAGAAACTTAAGGGTTTACCTATTAGTTGTTTCCTAACTTATGTTCCTAATAGTATTAAAGGTCTATGTGATCATTCAACAGAACTCAGATGGTTATCTGTTAAAGGTGGAGGTGTTGGAGGACATTGGTCTGATGTTGAGAGTATGAGTAAAAAGACTCCAGGTCCAATAGGTTTCTTACATACAGTAGATGCTGATATGACTGCATATAAACAAGGTTCAACAAGAAGAGGTTCTTATGCTGCATATAAAGATATATCTCACCCAGATATTATAGAATTTATCAAAATGAGATTACCTACAGGAGATATAAATAGAAAGAACCTAAATCTTCATCACGGTATTAATATCACTGATAGTTTCTTAAATGCTGTAGATTATGGTTTAGACTGGCAACTAATAGATCCTAGAAAAGGTGAAGTTAAAGAAACAGTTAAAGCAAGAGATTTATGGGAGGCTATCCTAGAAACTAGATATAGAACTGGGGAACCCTATATAAACTATATAGATGAAGCTAATAGAAGATTACCCGCTAAGTTTAAATTTGATGGCTTATCTATCAAAGGTTCTAATCTATGTAATGAAATACATTTAGTTACTGATGAGAAAAGAACTGCTGTATGTTGTTTATCAAGTGTTAATCTTGCTAAATATGATGAGTGGAAAGATACTTTAATGATACAAGATTTAATTAGGTTACTAGATAATGTATTACAATTCTTTATAGATAATGCTCCTAAAGAGTTAAAGAAAGCTATTAGGTCTGCTAAACAAGAAAGATCATTAGGTCTGGGAACACTAGGTTTTCACGATTATTTACAAAGTAAAATGATACCTTGGGAGTCTTCAGCTGCTATATCAGCTAATAGAGCTATATTTAAACTAATTAAAGATGAAGCTGTAAAATCTACTAAGAAACTATATAAAGAGAAAGGGGGTTGTAAGTATGCTCCTAATGGACATAGAAATGCTCACTTATTAGCAATTGCCCCAAATGCTAACAGTTCTATTATAGCTGGTGCTAGTGCATCTATCGAGCCAAGGGCTTCAAATTGTTATACTCATAAGACAAGAGTTGGTAGTCATTTAGTTAAGAATAAACAACTAGATAGGATTATACAACTTAAGTATCCTAATAAAGCTGATGAGGTTTGGAATGAGATATTAGCTGGTGATGGTAGTATACAAGATTTAGAATACTTTACTGATGAAGAGAAAGAAGTATTTAAAACTTCTTTTGAATTAGACCAAAGATGGATAGTTGATATGGCTAAGTCAAGACAAGAATATGTTTGTCAAGGTCAAAGTGTTAATCTGTTCTTCCCTTCTGGTACTAATAAAGAATACTTAAATGCTATACATAGAAGAGCTTTTAGTACTGAGGGGGGATTCAGACCTTTAAAAGGGGTATATTACTTAAGAACTGAGAGTGGGAGAAAGACAGAGAAAGTTGCCTTAAAGGTACAAAGAGATGCACTACAAGATGGTGTTAATGAAACTTGTTTAAGTTGTGAAGGATAAGAAATGAGTAAACTAAATATATTTAAAGATAGTAAGATTTATAAACCTATGAAATACCAATGGGCTGAGGATTATAGACAAGAGAGTGAACAAATGCACTGGGTTACAGATGAGGTAGATTTTAATCAAGACCTCGTTGATTTTAGAGAGAAACTAACAGAAGATAATAGAGAATTTGTTAAAGCTATATTAAGTATTTTCACCCAGTCAGACTTTGCAGTAGCTAATTACTATGTAGATTTCTTATTACCTAGTGTTAAGAATAATGAGATTAGAGGTATGTTATCCAGCTTTAATAACAGGGAGTGGGAACATCAAAGAGGTTATGCACAACTGAATGAAAGCCTAGGATTACCTGAGAGTTACTATACAGATTTCTTAGAGCATACTGCAACTCTTGAGAAGTGGAATTTTTATAAAGGTAATAATAAAGTGAAAGGGAGCTTTGGATTATCAATAGCTAAGCAAGTTCTTACTGAAGGAATAGCATTATTCGGAGCTTTCATTATGTTAAAGAATTTTGAAAGACACGGTCTATTAATGGGTACTTGTAAGATAAATGAGTGGAGCCTTAAAGATGAAACCTTACATATTGAAGGTAATTCTAAGCTATTTAAGACTTGGGCTGCTGAAAATCCTACTGAGATAGATGATAGCTTCAAAAAGATTATATATAAAATGACTCGGGAGGTTGTTAAGCTAGAAGAAGCTTTTATAGATTTTGCTTTTAATAAACACGAAGTATTTAATCTTAAAGCAGAAGAAGTTAAACTATATATTAGATATATAGCAGATAGAAGAAATGTCCAGTTAGGATTAAAACCAGAGTTTAATATAGATAAAAATCCCTTACCTTGGTTTGATATGTTAACTAATGGTAGTAGTTTACAAAACTTCTTTGAGGGTCGTTCAGCAGATTATGATATTGCTGGATTAACTGGAGAATATAAATATGGCAACTGAGCAACAAGTTCAAAAGAAGATAACTAATTTTCTTGAGAAACAAGGAGCATATGTCGTTAAGGTAGTATCAGCCACTAAGGCTGGTGTTCCTGATATATTAGCTTGTTATAAGGGAAGGTTCTTAGGAATAGAGGTTAAGAAACCCAGTACTAAGAATAATACTAGTAAACTACAAGATTATAATTTAGATAAAATAGTTGAAGCTAGCGGTTTGAGTTGTGTAGCTTGGGAAGTTGACCAAGTAGAAGACTTATTAGATTTGGTGGATAAAACTATATGATTGAAAGAAGTATAGGTGGAAGATATCTTAAGAGAGTTAAGTACATATCTAAGGAGGAAGAAATTAAAATGAAAAATCTAGTTAAAGACTGGTTAAAAACTAATAAGATTAAAAGATATTCATCGGGAGGAACTTTAATAAATGGCACTAAGTAGGGAAGAACTTCACGATATTAATATAAAGATACCACAGGCTATTGCTTATCTAGTTGAAAGTTCTACAAAGCTATTAGAGGAGATAGCTAACCTAGAGTATGAGAGAGATGAGTATCGTAGAAAATATCTAAATGAAGTGCAGTTAAGGTATAGAGATGAAAAGACAAGTGACAAACAAATACCTAATTAGGTTGTTAATAATAAATACAGTTATCTGTGAGCAGATTATCATCTGGTATGATATCTGCCACTGGTAATACTAAGAAGGATTAAAGATGAAAAGGTTAAATATTAATACTTTAAATAAAAGCAGTAAATTAGTTACTAGAGATAATTCAGAAAAGTCTGATATATACGAAGTAATTAGTATTAATAAAAACAATGGTTATGTATATACCACTTTTGGAGCCATACATAAACACCAGCTATATCTATATAAGGAGCTATAAAATGAAACCCTTTAACCATCAAGAAGAAAAGGGTGAGCTAGGTAAAAATACTAAGACACTTTATGATATTTTACCAAAAGATACCGTAGTATATGTGTGTAAAGATTGTAAAAATTGGACTGTTACTGATATTACATTTTGTCCTTATTGCGAAAGCTTTAAAATACAGCAAATACAAACTTAAGGAAGTAAGATGAAACCATTTAAACATCAAGAAGAAAAGGCAGAGGAATGTTGGCAAACTCTAAAGGAAAAGGGTTACGTATACTTAGCAGGAAAACCACGAAGTGGGAAGACTTTAACAAGTATATTAGTGGCAGAGAAAAGTACCAAGATACAAAACATCTTGGTACTAACAAAAAAGGCAGCTATACCTGGGTGGTTGAAATTTACGACAAATGCGGAACTTGGCTTAAAAAAGAATTACAAAGTGACAAACTACGAGCAAGTAGGAAAATGGAACGCAGAAAAAAGAAGAGCAGACTTAAAGCTAGAGCCAGAAGATTATCAACTAGTAATAATAGATGAGTCCCATAATCTTGGAACTGTAGGGAAGCCTTCAGGTAGATATAAAACTATTAAATCTATGTGTTATAACTTACCTCATATACATCTAAGCGGTACAGCTATAGTTGAAAGTGCTAATAGTATATACCATCAGATGAGTATATCTAAATTTAATCCCTTTAGATTTAAGAACTTTTATGACTTCTTCAGAAAATATGGGGAGCCTTATTATATCAAAGCTGCAGGTAGGGATATAGCACAGTATGATAGATTTAAACCTGAACTATTAGATGAGATTAATAAATTTACAGTTTATATGACTCAAGAAGATGCTGGTATATCTAAAGATTGTATGGCTATAGATAAAGTACACTATGTAGAGTTAAATGAAAGCACTAAGGAACTATATAATGTTCTACAGGAAGATAATATAGCTAATATAGATGATTATATGTTTTGTAAAGAGTTTAATTATGAAGTAGTAGATAAATGTAAGCTAACATTAGTCTGTGATACTACTATGAAGTTAAGAACTTCTTTACATATGTTAGAGTCTGGTATAGCTAAGGTAGATGATAAGTATATTGACCTAGGTAACAATGAGAAGATAGACTACATTTATAATACTTTTGGGGATACTGGGGATGTTGGGATTATGTGTCACTTTGTAGGTGAGAGAATTAAATTAGAAAAGAGGTTTAAAAATGCAAAAATTTACAGTAGTTCGTCACATGCTGAAGGTGTTGACCTTTCTCATCTTAAGCACTTTATTATACTTAGTTCTGACTATTCAGGCAGTAAGTTTATACAGCGTCGTGACCGGATCGTCAATATCAATAGTAGTAACACGACCGTAGTTAATCACATACTTGTAAAGAAAGCTATTAGTGACCAAGTATATAAAAAAGTAAGTAAGAAAGAAGATTTTAATAACTCAACTTATGAGAAGAGAACTATTTAGTTCTCTTCTCCTTTCTACTGAGATATTAGTACTTTAATAAGTTATTACATTTTATTCATAATCCTTTAACACATCCCCTAGTTTGATTTTGATAATCTTTTCTGCTTCCTCTTTAGGAAGTTTAACTCCCACGGAACTCTCAATCCTCTTTATTAACTGATTAGCCTCATCTTTTACAATAGTTTTAACTACTTTCATATTATGATTAGCCTCATCGACTTTAAGCTTCTTTCTTGTATTACTAAGTATTCCTTCAAACCTCTTAGACTCTATAGACTCACTAATCTTATTTACAACGTTATCTTCATACTTATTGCCCAAAGCCTTTCTAACTAAGTCCCTTTGTCTATCATGTAGGGTTACCTGTGAGGCATCAGAACCAATGGTCCCTTCTGGAGTGGCATAGGCAGGTTTAACATTAATGTCTCCAGTAGATTTCATACCTCTCTTATACTCTATCTGGGCTGGTTTCGGTAGCTCAGCCTCTATCTCATTTATGATGGCATCTAATTGCTCTTTACCATCATCAGGAAGATTTTTAACTTTCTTAAGTTTTTCTAGCCTTTGTTCATATGTAACCTGGCTACCCTTCAAAGAATTCACCAGTTCTCTCTGTAGTGCCAATGCTCTACCTCGTTCAGTGCCTAGCATCTCATTACCTAAATCCCAAGCTATCTTCCAAGGCCTACCATATAAACTAAGGATATTAGACTCCTTAGCTCCTTCAGGTTTTATATATTTACCAAACTCGGCATCATTTACATATACTCTCTCTAGTTCTTTAAGTATAGGTTTAAGATACTCAACCTTATCCCCGTTTATACCTTCTTTTTTAATCAAGCTTCTCAATTTACCCCAATCAGTACCAAAATCATTGGTACTGGCTTGAGTCAAGGCCTTCCCCAGTTTATAGTCATTTACTGTAACCCTATAGTTATCTATAACCTCCCTCATAGCTTTTTGTAAATCTGGTCTATCTACCATAGAGCTATCTATAAAGCCATCAACACTTTCCTTTATTTCCCCTAGAGCCCATTTACCTTGCTTACTTAGTGAAGAATTACCTAGTACACCATTAATATTTTCCCTTATGTTTATAGCATCACTAACAGTTAATTCTCCTGACATATCCTGCTGAACCTTCCTTATGGTGGTACCTACATTACTAATGTCCGTAGCATATATATCAGTTAATATTTTATTAACTTTATCATCAATATGAGGAGTAGAGGTATGAGGTAATTCCTCTGCTATTTTACTTCTCATAGCATTATATAAGTTTTGAGACTTAACCATATCATCTTCAGTTGCAGCTAGTTCCCTAACTATATTATGTCTGGACTCTAATCTTTTTCCTAGTTTAGCCATAACATCATCTCCCCCTTTTCTAGCGGCATCTTTCATAAAATTCCCGTATAACTTATCGGTTTCTACCATAATAATAGCTTGGTCTTCCTTTGGCAAAGTAGTTACCTCTTTAGAGAATTGCTCCTCTGTTATTCTACCCTGATTAAGTTCTTTAAGTAATTTGGCACCCTCTGAGGTATTCCCTAATTTACTAGCTATTTTATCAACCACAGAAGCCATAAGTTTACCTCCTAGGAAGGTTCCTAGACCTATACCAGCAGATGTTAAATAACTATGACCTTCACCTAATTGTTGTAATGCTACCTGAGTTGCTCCAATAGGTAATGATGAGCCACTTAATGCAGTCGCCCCTAAAACATCCCCAGTAAGTTTAGTACCTCCGCTAAGTTGAGAGCCAACAGTTTTGCTGTTATCAATAGCCTCCTTACTATGTAAATCTAGCCCCGTCACATCTTCAACTATTTTATTTAGCCCTGCTCCAGTACTCATTATAGCATTACCTGTAGCTACTAGGGGATTATCTATTGTTGACTTTAGATACTCAGGATTACTATTATCAATTTTAAATTGAGTCACTTCTTTCTGCTTATCTTCAGGACTTATATCATCAGGTAAGCTTCTCATAAAATCCGTTAATTTAGTAGGTTCCACAGACCCTGTAGTGTTCTCCGGCTTATTAACTATAGGAGCTTGTATAGTCTTGGTAAAATCTTGAACAGCTTTACCTAAGGCTTCACCAGTAACTCCATTAGACACCTGGTCTTGTATAAATTCAGTTAGTTTAGTACTATAATCAGTATTAACCGTCTCTTGGGTAGGTTGCTCTTCTACCTCCCAAGGAGCTTGTCCTGCCTTAAATGCTATCTCCGGAGTAGAAGATTGCTCTTCTACCTCCCAAGGAGCTTGTCCTGCCTTGAATGCTATTTCCATTATCTTTCTCCTCCGACACTAGGTCTTCCACTATTATTATTCATTGCCTGTCCCTGTGGCATCTGTCCATCTAATTGGCCTTGTTGCATAGCTTGTTGCTGTTGTCCACCTAACATAGCAGCTGTTTGCTCAAGTATTTGAGATAACTCTAAACTATATTTAGACTTAACATTTTTAACACTCATACTACCAGCTTGAAAATAACCAGCCGGATTAACTTGACTTAATAAGTTACCTAGAGGGCCATTAATAAATTGTTCTAATAGCTTCTGGTTTTGTTCATCATCATCATTAAAGCTAACAGTATCTATTTCTATTTCACTCTTTGTAAAAGCTATATCAGTATCTAATGTTGGTATAGGTGCCATAATGATATTCCCTTTATCATCTTTCATAGGCTTACCATCTTCTGGATTAGTAACCTCTTCAAACATTAACCTAGTTTGAGGTTGTCCAGTCATAGGGTCAACTTTACCTGTAGGAACTCTTAAAGGTTTATTTAGTTCAACCCACCTATTACCTTGATAGTTATCGCTAACTCTTAATATATCGTGTGCTGTGAAATACTGTTTAATTAGATTAATTATATCCCAACCAAGTAATCTATAGAATTGCTCTATTTTAGCTACACTATATCTTTGTGCTACTGCCGAAGCATTTTGTTGTAGCCTAACCTTTGTACCACTATCACTAGCATATGCCATACCTAAGAAACTATCGTTAATACTAAGTACTCTCTGAACTCTATCTAGTGCTCTATCTATAACATTGTATTGGTCTAATACCTCTCTAGTTAAATTCTCTATTTTAATACCAGCTAATTCTTTAACGGGTATAATAGCATTTACTCTATTAAACTGGTCTGTAAAATCAGATAAGTTATCTACAGCTCCATCTTCAACAAAAGCCTTCTGAGTATTAACCATTAACTGTATCTTTAATAAGGCTTGATTAACGGCATTTTGAGTTTCCATAACTTCTCTGAATAATCCATAGAATTCTGTCCTATTACTAGTATTAAGCTTTTGAACTCTATAAGGATTTTTAACTTCTTTATATGTTATTTCTTTCTTATCTAATAAGATATTATCGCACCAATAACAACTATATGATTTACCATTATCTTTTATTATAGAGTGAACTATAAGGTAGTTATCAAATAGTTTAAACTTCCCTTGAAACTCAGTACTATATGTATAAGTAAAGTCTGCTTCATCTATATTAAGATGATTATAGTAAGCATCAATTTCCTTTCTTTTAGCTTTACCCCAAAGAGAGTCAACTATATCCTCAGATACCCATTTAAACCTGTGTATATATCTGGCATCACTATAATCATCTAACCTAGACATAGGGTCAATAACTATTTCTAGACTCGGAACGTGATGTATATTAATACTATACTTAGGTCTATTAAACTCATCAGTTTCTCCCGTCTCTTGAACATCTGTGTAGCTGCACATTATACCAGTAAGTATACAGTCAAGCTTTATTTTATCCCCTTCAGAGTCAAAATTATTAGTTCTAAAAACATAATCTACTGTATCTTGTAAAACCTGTGCAGTTTCTATGCTATCTTCTTTAGCTGGGTTTACTTTAACTCTATTAACTATTGTAGAGTAGTAACCTAATAACATCCTACCAAACATTTTAACGAGATTAAATGTTTCTGGTGGCTGGCCTCTGTTGGCAAGTATGCTTAACTGCTCATCTGTATATTGCCTATTATGATAATAATCTAATACCTTTAGAGCCTCATTACGAGACTCCTCATAGGTATCATAGCTAATTTTGAATGTATCTTGTAAATTTTCTATTGTTGGTTTCATTATTTAACCTCTATCCAATCACCATTAGGCAACTGTTTATATTTCTTTCCATTGTATTCTTTTACATTACCATCATTGCTGTCATTATTAGTAGGCTGGTCATTACTAGGATTAGTAGTGCTAGCGTTGGTGTTATTAGTTCCATAACCTTCTCCATATGTTGTTAATTTAATTGCTGTATCTGGTAGATATTGAGCATTGTTATTTTTCAATATTATATTAGACTCCTCTGCTTCCTTAGCAAATTTCCTCATTGCTTCCTTAACAAATTTCTCATCTGCTAAATCCCCACCCTGGAATAAATTAGATAGTCTTTCGGCTTCTTCTCTACCTACTGCCGTACCAGACATATCTTTCATAAATCTAGCCAATATTAAACCACTAGCAGTATTAAAATCTACATTCTTTAGAGCTTGTGGGGTAGCATTACCGAATATTTTATTTATATAGGTATGAACATTAGATACAGCATCTTTATCTACTTTAACAGTTCCACTATCAGCCTCTTTTAATATCCTATTAACATTGGTTACAATACTGTGGTTAGCAGTCATATCTTTAATAGCTTTTTTAACACTTTGTTTCTTAGTAGAGTCCAAATCACCTAGTATTACAGTTTCTAGGCCTATAGCCTTTTCCTTGTCATAGTCTTTACTATTAACAAGTTTTATAGCTTCAATCTGAGAATTAACTAATTCCGTATTTTCCTTGTCTTTCCTGTTAGAAGCTACCCCTAGCACCGATTTCTTCATAACTTTATCTATATATCTATCTAGCTCTTCCTTGGTAGCATTAGGTTTATTCCTTTTAAATGTCTCTATTTGTTTTTGAAATTGCCCATATTGCTCCTTAGTACCTCTATTATTCTTAACAGCTATTGATTTATTTTTCATTATCTCTGACTTAAGTTTATCTTGTTGGTACTTAGCATTTTCCATTGCTAGTTTCTCCTTAGCTTCAACACTAGCATAGCCATTTCTAATCTTATAATCTGTCCAATCTATTAGCTTCTTAGAACCATCTGGAAGTATACCTACTACAGTTTCGTGTCCCTCAGGTATCTTCTTAGACTTATAGAGAGCTACATTAGCCGGACTTTTATCTGTAGGGTCAAAAGATACTACTTGAACTGCTCCATCTAATGTATTCTGCATATTTCTATCGCCTTTTAGTATAGCTGAGAAATTGGTTAAAGACTTCTCTTTCATAGTTTTATAAATATCCTTGAGCTTTATACTCTTTTCTAGCTCCGCAAGTTTAAGTTGTGTTTCTTGTAACTTAGCTTCAGCCGACTCTTGATTAGTATTAGCTAATCTCTGTTGTTGGGCGAATTTAGCTTTTTGCTGTTCACCATAAAGTTGTTTCTCTTTCCTAGTTCTAACGGCCTCAGAACCATCTATAATACCGTTAAGAACTGCTGCTGTTGCTCCATAATTCATTAATCTTCTCCTTAACTTAATGCGTACTGAATACCGAGATTAGCTATTGCACCATACATTTGGTTCTTAGAATTATCCTCGGCTATATCTTTGTTACTATCTATCATAGCTTGGTTATTTAACATATTGCTAGTATTAGTATAGGCATCGTTTAATTGTGCCTGTATCCCTTGAGCTTGACCAGTACCTATTTTCAAGAAATTAGATTGTTGGTCAGCCACCATCTGTGGAGCTAATGTATGTGCTGTAGCCTTATCTCTGGCTGCACCCATAGCTAAATCTGTTTGTGCCTGAACCCAAGCACCACTGTCAGATAATCCTCTCTGTTCCATAGCATCACTAAGCTCTCTAGTTTGTTGTTGATAAGCATTTTGTATATCTATAACGCTCTTAGCTTCATAGCTATCTGGTGTCAGTGTACTATAATAATCTGATAGGTTTTCCTCTATAGGTTTATATATAGCATCCCAAGACTCTTGTTTATCCTTAGCCATTTGTAACTGTTCAGCATTTAGCTGTTCTTGGGTCATACCTTCATCCCCATACTTATCATCAATAGTTTGCTCTCTTACCATAGGGGTAACTGTACCATCATTAGAACTGAAACCTACAGAATAACTCTCCCCTGATAATAATCCACTATACTCATCATCACTAAGAGATATACTGTTTGAGCTATTTATAGAGTCTTCCATAGCCCCTATACTATCTGCCACCGTTGATGCAGACTGAGGATTTTCATAAGTATGAATTTGCCCCCCTGCCCAATAACCAACAACAGTACCTATTGGACCAAACACAAGACCACCTATGGCAGCTCCCAGTTTTGAGGCTGCCTTAGTTTGAGCTTCTTCTTTAGCTTTTGTAGCTTCACTAGCCTCTGTAAATGATTGGGTAGTTTCTTTACCTGTGTCTGGGTCAAACGAAGTAACAGTAGATAACCCAGTAACAGCATCATAAGTCTGTGTAACATCAGTAGTAGCATCATAGCTAAACAAATTACCATTTACATCCCTAGTGGTATAACTACCATCTAGGCCAACTGTAGTAGTTACTCCCTCATTTGTAAATGTCCCCGACATTACTCCAGAGTCCTCTGAACTACCGAGGCCATCTGATGTATTAGATATCCCATCAAGCCCAGTACCGTCAGAATTGAACCCTGTTCCAAGTTCAGCATCCTCTTCATTATAACCTATCCCATAATCTCCAAGGCCATCTTCACTATTGTTATCATTGGTTGAAGAGGTATCTGCACTAGGGTCACCATAACCGTAGTCTATGCCGTCAACACCTTCTCCATAGCCTCCCATAGAGGCAAATCCCCCATCACCCCCGAAGCTATCATCTCCATCACCTTCCCATCTAAAGCCGGGAAAACCTGCAGTTCTTATTGTATCCCTAATATTCATTATTTATATCCTTTATATAATTATATCTAAATTTTGTTTAAACTAATATTAATAATAATCTTTATCAATCTTCATTATATATGCAATAGCATAGTATGGAGGTACATACTGATGAGTATGCCCATCACCATTACCGGTGCTACCAGAGTTTGGATGGTCATAATCCAAGTTTTTCTCTGTTATACTAGTATCGTGGTCATCATTATCAGATACATTTACTATCTTACTACTCCAGCTATATTGTCTAGGTATAAGAGTACGAGTAAAGCTATGAGTATGCGAAGGTAATTCATTAACTTTAAGAATATGCTCTTCGGTATCAAAGGTTCCCTCTGTATTGATAGTAGTATCACTAGTACCTCCTATCGCTATCTCTACATCATTATCATCAGCATCCTTGTAGGTACCAGCACCCAATATAAATCTAAGTGTTAAGTCTGGAGTTTCTATATCCTTACCATTCCTTAGCTTTACAGTTTGTCCATTACATATGTACCAGTGCTCTGGGACATCTTCCTCCTTCCCAGACCACATAACTATTGAAAATTGAGGTATAGATACTCTATCTATATACCTCTTTATCTTATGCCATTGAACATTATTTGAAATAGCTATCTCAGACTTAACTTTCGATATGCTTGCATTATTGTTGTACTTCTCCCTATTTCCTATATCAATCTTATTAATCTTATGTTTTAAAGCTAGTATTTCTCTATTTACTAATTCTCTACCTACCATTTGTTTGCCTTTCTAGGGGGTTTATCTCTATTTCATATACTTTACCTTTAGTACCTATTATCTCAATACGTATATAGTAAGCTCTGCTTAAGGCAGAATTTAATAGTATCTCATCAACTTTAAAAGTATCACTATTTAATTCCACTGTCTTAACAACTGCACCATCCAAATATAGTTTAAATGTTAATTCTCCCTTATAAGCTATAATGAAACTCTTAAACATTTTATGATGTGTTATACTTAAAGGAATTGTATCACTTATATAACCACCTTCTGTCTTATTAAGTTTTATAGTTGAGCCATTAACATTTATTAAGTCAATAAATTTCTCTGTATCATAAAATGCTCCAGCTTTACTAATATTGCTTTCATCGTAACTATTATAGTTAATATCGTAAATCTTACCACTTGTTACCGTTTGCTTAAACTTAATAGTTTTACATACCTCATCGTTAAGGTCTATTTGTTCGGTAGATAAGGAACTAGTATTACTTAAGTTAAGAGTCTTATAAACTACATCATCTAATAAGATTTCCAAAGTTATTGAACCCTTATAAGTTATATAGAAGTCCCTAATAATGTTATCACTATAAGTACTTAAAGGAATTGTATCACTTATATAACCACCTTCTGTCTTATTAAGTTTTATAGTTGAGCCATTAACATTTATTAAGTCAATAAATTTCTCTGTATCATAAAATGCTCCAGCTTTACTAATATT